GAAACGCTTATCAATTCCTTGCACTTGGTAGAGATGGCCGGCATAGAGCCTGTAGAGCGACAGGGACAGATACGTTGGTACAAAAAGCCCGAAAAAGGTTGTACCTATGTTGTGGGCCTGGATCCCAGTCTGGGCACTGGAGGAGACCCTGCTGGTATACAAGTGTTTGAATTGCCAGGACTCAAGCAAGTGGCCGAATGGAGCCACAACAAAACTATTGTGCAACGTCAAGTGGTCATCTTGCAAGAGATATGCAAGTATTTGAGTGAAGTTGCAGGCAGCACAAATGTCTATTACAGTGTTGAAAATAACACACTAGGTGAAGCAACACTGGTAGTTATTAGTCAAATGGGTGAAGAAAATATTCCAGGTGTGTTCTTGAGTGAACCCAGACGTCAAGGCGGTGGTGGTACCAGATTTAGAAAAGGTTTCAATACTTCGCATAAAAGCAAACTGGCTGCCTGTGCCAAACTAAAAAGTCTAATAGAAACCAAACGCATGAAAATTGCCAGTAAATTGTTGATATCTGAGTTCAAGAACTTTGTGGCCAAAGGGCACAGTTACGAAGCCAAGATTGGCGAACATGACGACTTGATCATGGCAGTATTGTTGTGCATACGAATGATGCAGTTGCTACAGGAGTTTGATGCCAACATGTATGCCGAACTACGAGACAATGTGGACAACTTTGTAGAACCCATGCCGTTTATCATGGTTGGTAACTACTAGAAAAGATAAATACACTTATGAAAGAAATAGAATCAATCTCCGCCGCACTATTTGATAAAATACGCTCACGTTTTCCTACGGTAACGTTGGGCGACGAAAAAGCCAAGGCTGAAACAGACCCTACTAAAGCACGATTTTTTAATTTCAACTACACCGACGAAGACGGTACCGAACATGGTAAAATCACAATCAGTTTAATTGATGAAACCGGACTCAAAGTCTACTACAGTCAAAACATTGTTGCAGACATGGACATGGAGCAACGCAAACACTGGTACGAATTTCTAAGAAACCTAAGACAATTTGCACGACGCAATCTACTCACATTTGACACACGAGATATCAACAAATCAAATCTAGCCTTACAAGATGTAAAACAACAGGCCAAAGTGGACACTGTTGCTGGCATAGATGACGTGGCCAACATGAACGAAAGTCGCATGTATGGCACCAGCCGATTCAGTTATGCTGATCTAGGTGAAACCAGATTGCGTATACAACATGCTGGCACGGTCAGTGACGAAGTACACGGCGACCGTAGTCGTAAAATAGAAAAAATATTCATTGAAACCTCAGGCGGGGAAAGATTCTTGGTTCCATTTAGAAACCTACACGGTGCACGAGCCCTAGCACAACATGTCGGGCTTGGTGGCAACCTGCACGACGAGCGCGGACAACACATCTGCGACATGGTAAAAGAAATGGCTGCAATGAGCCATTTTGTTCGCAGTACCAAGCGTCGTCAATTTGAAGATCAAGAAACTGCTGACATGACTCACGCAGCAGTCAAACACTACGAACAATTAAAAAAACATCTCAAGCGTATGCGTCATCCCGACGGCTTACAGGCCTACTTTGACTGCTGGAATCCCACTCCAGACAGTCAAGACGATGCAGTGGACATTGATGCCCTGCGCGAACGCTTTGTTAAAAAAGTTTATGATGATCGCTTTAACGATGCGCTACCCTATGTGTATCGAGCACACCAAATGTATCGCGAGAGTTTGGGCGAGTACGGTGATACCCTAGACGAGTGGGCTACCGAAGTAACCGAAAGTGCCTGGGCCAAACCAGACTCTGCCGATAAAGTTCGTGCCTTGCGTGAACTGCTCAAGACCACGATACCAGTAGGCATAAACGGGGTTGACGCCAAGTACAAAATCGAAGAAATCATTGGTGATGATGACCTAAACGATGCTATAGAGCAATTAGCCGACAATCAAGGCCCCGATGCAGATTGTAGATCACTGATCAAGAAATGGTTGCTGGATCATATGCCAGGATTGTTAAATGATTTAGAAATTGGCAAGAAAAACAGTGAAGATGCACAAACCAATTGGGCTCAACCGGTGAGTCCGCGCCAGGCTCATGGTGACGAATACGCAGCCGGAACTACTCCGGGCGATAACAGCCATATTATGGCTTACTAATCATAAATATTAAATAGGAGAATATTATGGACCCAAGATTTTTTAGAAAGTATGCAGATCTAGTAGAATCTGCAGAAAAAGATTTACCTGTTCAGCAATTGGATGAAGGCCTAATGAACATGCTACAAGCGCCAATGAAAAAATTGGCAAATGCCATCATGAGCAAACTTGATCCACAAACTTTACAAGGATTGCAACAAGCATACCAATCAAGCGGCGGCGATCGTGACAAAATGATGGCAGCAATTGGTATTACCAAACAAGACCTGGCACCATTGGCCAAAAAAGCCCAACCCGGTCAAGCCCCCGGTCAAGCCCCTGGTCAACCCCCTGGTCAAGCCCCTGGTCAACCCGCACCGGTCAACGAAGATTGGAACAATAGCTCGTTGAAAGGAAAAATTCTAACAGTGCTCATGAATGTTTTACCATTAACTGGAGTACTAGATTTATTATCTGGTGGACATATTGGCTTTGGAATGATGGGAGACGGCATCATGACTGCTATATGGTATGTGGTAAGTGCTGCTTTGGTCTGGGGTTGTGGACACTATGACTTTACCGACAACGCAAATGCCAAACCTGGTCAAGCGCCTGCCAAAGGCGGATTGTCTACTGGAATGGGACAAGGTAGCTTCTAAACTATTTTTGAGCATTCGTCCAAAGGCACAAAATTTGTGCCTTTTTCTTTGACAAGCTAAATACTATTGTTATATACTAGCAGGGTGCTAGTTTATATCTAGGCACATTTTAAGACCATCTTAATATAACATACAAGGAGCATATATTATGGCAATGACATTAGCAGAAATTCGCGCAAAACTACAAGCAAACGAAAACCGTGGAAGCGGTAACTCACAATCCGGTGGTGATAATCAAATCTACGCACACTGGAACATTCCCGAAGGCACAAGTTCTAAAATTCGTTTTTTACCAGATGGTAACTCGAAGAACAGCTTCTTCTGGGTAGAACGTGCAATGATCAATTTGGAATTTGCTGGCGTCAAAGGCCAAGCTGACAGCAAACGTGTTACTGTTAAAGTTCCATGTATGGAGATGTACGGTAATGAAGTACCATGTCCTATCCTGGCTGAGGTACGTCCCTGGTTCAAGGATCCCAATCTAGAGGAAATGGGTCGTAAGTACTGGAAGAAAAAGAGTTATGTGTTTCAGGGCTTTGTACGTGAAAACGCACTCAGCGATGACAAAACTCCCGAGAATCCAATTCGCAGATTCACAATCAGTCCACAAATCTTCAACATCATCAAAGCAGCATTGATGGATCCTGAGATGGAAGAATTACCAACAGATAGCCAACGTGGCTTGGACTTTGTTGTTACCAAAACATCAAAAGGTGGCTATGCTGACTACTCAACATCAAAGTGGAGTCGTAAGGAATCGGCACTGACTGCACAAGAGCAGGCCGCAATTGATCAATTTGGTTTATTTGATCTCAGTGACTTTTTACCCAAGAAGCCCACAGAGACCGATCTCAAAGTGATCAAAGAAATGTTTGAAGCTTCGGTAGATGGTCAACCATATGACCTAGAGCGTTGGGGCAACTACTACAAGCCATATGGTTTGGGTGGTAACTCGGCACCAGCTAGTGCAGATGCAGACGTTGCACCTGTTGCCAAAGCAGCTCCAGTGGCAACACCAGCACCGGTAGTGGATGATGAAGATGACACCCCAGTGGCAACTGCACCAGTGGTAACACCCGCAGAAGAAGCCAAACCAGCAAGTCAAAAGGCTGAAGACATTCTGGCCATGATTCGTAATCGTCAGAAACAGTAAGCAAATATAGTGGACAAGACGATAATTCAGCCCCGGAACGATAAACCGGTCAGCTAACTTGTCCACTATTCTTCAATTAAGGAAACCACATGGCAAAAGCATTTGACGTAAGCAAATTTAGAAAAGGCATTACTAAAAGCATTGATGGCATTAGTATTGGCTTCACTGATCCCACCGACTGGATCAGTACAAACAACTATGCATTAAACTATCTTATCTCGGGCGACTTTAACAAAGGCATCCCCATGGGCAAGGTCACAGTTTTTGCAGGCGAAAGCGGAGCAGGTAAGAGTTTTATCTGTTCGGGCAATTTAATTAAAAACGCACAAGCTCAAGGCATCTATCCTATTCTAGTAGATACCGAAAACGCACTTGACGAAGCCTGGTTACAGGCCTTGGGTGTAGATACCAGTGAAGACAAACTGTTAAAATTGAACATGGCCATGATTGATGATTTGGCCAAAATGATCAATGACTTTGTTAAAGAATACAAAACCATTCCCGAAGACCAACGTCCCAAGGTATTGTTCATTATTGACAGTTTGGGTATGTTGTTGACTCCCACAGACGTCAATCAGTTTGCAGCCGGTGACTTGAAAGGTGACCTAGGTCGTAAACCCAAAGCACTCACTGCCCTAGTACGTAACTGTGTTAACATGTTTGGGGACTTGAATATTGGCTTAGTAGCCACCAATCACACATACGCCAGCCAAGACATGTTTGATCCTGAGGACAAAATCTCGGGTGGGCAAGGCTTTATCTATGCAAGTTCAATTGTGGTTGCTATGAAAAAGTTAAAGCTGAAAGAGGACGAGGATGGCAACAAGATATCAGAAGTAAAAGGTATCCGTGCTGCATGTAAGATCATGAAGACACGTTATGCCAAACCTTTTGAAACGGTGCAGGTCAAAATCCCGTACGAAACTGGCATGAACCCATATTCAGGATTGACTGACTTGGTTGAAGGCAAAGACCTACTCAAAAAAGAAGGCAACAGTTTGGTATATACCACAGTGGATGGAGAAGTTATCAAGAAGTTCCGCAAAGCCTGGGAACGCAATGATGATGGATGTTTGGATCGCATAATGAGTGATATCACTGCACATCCACATGTACTGTCCAAAGCTACACCAGTTGAACTACCAGAAGAGGAAACCGCAGAATGAGCATGGACGTAGAAGTTTTAATCGAAACGTACACAATCCTGAAGCAGTACATTCCAGTCAAGGATCGTCAAGAGGCTGCTGACAATTTGATGAGTGTGCTGGTAGACATGTTAGGCGACATTGACTTACAAGAGTTCGGTGCTACTGACAGTGCTACCAAAAAAGCACTCAAAGAATATGTACAGGACGAAGAAGATGACGACGATTACGAAGACGAATAATCAATGTTTTACAATAGAATTACTGCTGATCTAAGTGTAATTCCCGAATTCATCGAATACTTTGAAAACGAGTTGATTGTTGCCAGGTCTGAAATAAAAATTAAAGGTAAGGTAGAATCTGCACTAAGTAATTTACCTGGCGAAACTGAACAACGGTTTAACCAGTTA